AGTGGGGGTGCATTCTTTATTGATGACACTACTGACAATGTCGTTGGATTTGAAACAGTATCAGCATCAGACACTATTACATTAAATGGTACTGATACAGGCGGTGTAACTTATGCAAAAATAGTTTGCACAGTGCTTGGTACAGGTCTATGGTCGGTTTCCGTCCATACGGGATGTACTGGAACACCAGCTACTTGTTTTAGCGCAGCGGTAAGTTAATAAATAATATAGTGAGCTCCTTCGGGAGCTCACAACTAAGGAGAAAATTATGGGTACAAATTTATCTGATGTTAAAGCTTCAATAGAGTTAACGACTTCAGGAAGACTGCAAGGCTACATAGCTGGATCAGCCGCGAATCTTGGACCAGTTAGAATTATAAGTTTGAACGCACACTTAACTGGAGCAGACGGTGAAATAACTATTCAAGATGCTACTACTGCAACTGGTGATATTAAAATTCATCTTAAAGGTGGAAGTGCAAGTAATGAAACTTTCAATTTTAATTTTGGTGGTAATGGAGTTAAATTTGATACGGCACCTTACGTAACATTATCAGCTATAGATTCATTTACAGCCTATTACGGATAGGAGACTAAATGGCAAATACTACTTCAGGAACAGTTGTTTTTGATAAAAATTTTGCTGTCGATGATATTATCGAAGAAGCTTATGAAAGAATAGGTTTACAAGGAACATCAGGATATCAATTAAAAACAGCACGAAGATCTTTAAATATTCTTTTTCAAGAATGGGGAAATAGAGGAATTCATTTTTGGGAAGTAGGTGATACTAATATAGATCTTGTGGAAGGCCAAGCTACTTATACTTTTTACAGAGCAAGCAGCGATGGTGCAAGTGCTACTACTGCTGGAGGAACAAGTGGATCTTCTACTTATGGTCTTTCTGATATATTAGAATGTACATACAGAACTAATTACGCTACAACTACTGAATCTGATTCATCAATGACAAAAGTTGATAGATCAACTTATTCAGCATTAGCAAATAAATTATCTAAAGGAACTCCAAATCAATATTGGGTTCAAAGATTAATTGATAGAACAAGTATTACTTTTTATCCAACTCCAGATTCTACAGCAGCATCTAAATATGCTCATATTTATTTTGTTAAAAGAATTCAAGATGCTGATTCTACTTATACTGATGCGACAGATATTCCTTATCGTTTTGTTCCATGTATGTCCGCAGGATTAGCTTTTTATTTAAGTCAAAAATATAATCCACAGCTTTCTCAACAAATGAAACTTTATTACGAAGATGAATTAGCAAGAGCTTTAGCAGAGGATGGATCTCCTGCGAGCAGCTATATAACTCCTAAAACTTATTTTCCGAGTATCTAATGGCTAGATTTGCATCAGGTAAATACGCATTATCAATTTCAGATAGATCTGGAATGCAATTTCCTTATTTAGAAATGGTTAAGGAATGGACAGGAGCTTGGGTTCATTTTAGTGAATTTGAGCCTAAACAACCACAAATAAGTCCAAGACCCGTGATCGCTGATCCACAAGGATTGCAACGAGTTAGACCGGCGCGAACAGCACCCGCTGTTACACAATTATTACCAAATAATCCTTTCACTACTTATTCATCAGGTTCATCTTATATAAATGTTAATGCCCCTAGTCATGGTTTAACAAATGGAAGTACTTATAGATTTAGAGGAATGCCAACTACCGCAGGAGCTTATACTGATCCACCTACTTTTGATGGAATTACAGGAGCTAAAATTGCTTTAGCGGCAGGTTATGCTATCACTACAGGAAAATATGTTTCTGGAGCTAGAGATACAGATTATACAACAGATTGGTTTTATTTTGTAGTGAATACTGATACAGCTACAGTAGGAGGAGTAGAAGGAGGAGGTTATCCAGTGTCCGTTGGACCGGTAACCATAGAAGCATAATGGCAGGATATACACTTTCAGCATTAGAAGCTGACATTAGAAGTTATACTGAAGTAGATAGTACTGTTTTTAGTGGTGCTACTCTAGGCAGATTTATAGAAAACGCTGAATATAGACTTTTAAGAGATCTTCCAATTGATGCAGATAGAAAACAACAATCAGGAAATTTGGTCACAGGACAACAATATATAAATTGTCCAGCAGGATGTTTATTTACCCGTGGAATACAGGTTTATACCTCAACTTCAGTTATTACTGGAGCTAATACTTGGCTACAAAAAAAGGACCAGACTTTTTTAAATGAATATGTATCGGCCAATACCGATACTGGAAGTCCTAAATATTATGCTCAATTTGGGGGAGCAACAGGGACAACTGATACTACTTCGGGTAAATATATGTTTGCTCCTGTTCCTGATAGTACTTATATGTTTCAAGTGCATTTTAATGCTATGCCTACTAGTTTGGTGACAAATACCAGTGGAACTTATATAAGTAAGAACTTTCCAAATGGATTATTATATGCCTGTCTTGTAGAAGCTTATGGATATTTAAAAGGTCCAATGGATATGTTGACAATGTATGAACAAAAGTATAATAATGTAGTTCAGAAATTTGCTGCAGAGCAAATTGGGAGAAGAAGACGAGATGACTATACGGATGGTACAATTCGTATTCCAATTGAGTCTCCGAATCCTTAACTTAGGAGATAATTATGGCAATAACATCAGCAATTTGTTCAAGTTTTAAACAAGAACTTTTACAAGGTATGCATAGTTTTGAATCTTCAGGTGGAAGTACTTTTAAAATTGCATTATTTACAAGTTCAGCAACTTTAAATGCTACAACTACTGATTATTCAACATCTAATGAAATTACAAACGATGCAGGAAGTGCTTACAGCGCAGGCGGAAGCGCCTTAACAAATACAGGAGTAGGTTTAACTTCTACAACTGCATTTACAGATTTTACAGATGTAGCATGGACAACTGCTTCATTCACAGCGAATGGTGCATTAATTTATAACACAACAACAGATGGTGGATCATCCACTACAGATGCTGTTTGTGCAATTGCATTTGGATCTGATAAAACAGCAACCGCTGGAACTTTTACAATTCAATTTCCCGCTAACGATTCATCAAACGCAATCATAAGATTAGCGTAAGGAGGCCTTCCTTATGCCTACCGTAACAGAAGGTTGGGGACGCAGAACCTGGGGACGTGCCAACTGGGGAGATGCTACTCTTTACACTGAAGGTTGGGGTGCTCTTGGTTGGGGTGATAATGAATGGGGTGAATTAAAAGATGCAACTATTACACCTACAGGAATTTCTTTTACAGCCAGTATTGGAAGTGTTACTAATGTTATTGATGTCACAGTCGAACCAACAGGAATAAGTTCTACTTTTAATGTTGGTGATCCAACAATAGTTACAGATTCTTCTTTAGAAACTTCTAATTTTTTAATTAGTTCGCTGCAAGGAACTATTACTCCTGTTGTTAATGTTACACCTACTATTACAGGTTTAGATATAACTGCAGCTATAGGAGTTATTGATCCTATAGATCAAGTTGTTGGTTTTTCTGGGTTAGAAATTACATCCACTCAAGGAACAGCATTTGCACCAAATGAAGATATTTCACCTAGTGGAGTATCATTTAGTGCTTCAATGGGTACACCTGTATATGTAAACGAGGTAGTAGTTGAACCTTCAGGACTTGCGATTACTTCTTCATTAGATAGTGTAACCGTACCTAATGATGCAGCCGCTTTAACAGGACTTTCAGCAGAATTTACTCTTGGAACAATTGTTGGAATGGGTTCTGTAGTGGTCCAACCAAGTGGTTTATCTAATACTGTAAGTCTTGGTTCAATAGCCGATCTTCCTGATCAAATAGTTAGTTTTGATGGAGTATCTTCAAGTTTCAGCGTTGGAAGTATAGATGTAGCAGATCAGGTGGTAAGCTTTGATGGTCTTTCAGCAAGCTTTACTTTAGCTTCCCCTTTTATTATAAATTATGAAAATATTGACACGGGCTCAAATATTACTTATAGTAATATTTCAACTGGTTCTAATATAACATATTCAAATGTTGCAACTGGATCAAATATAAGCTATAGTGATGTAGCATAGGAGAAAAATGGCATCGAATTATAATTCATTGGGTTTTAACTTAATGACCACTGGCGAAAATGCCGGTACATGGGGAACCAATACTAATCTAAATTTAAATTATCTTAGAGACATGTTTGGGTGGGTGTCTATCGCCCTTACAGCTGATAGAACTTTAACTATACCTGATAACTCTACTGGCACTTATGATGGTAGAGCTATGATTATAGAACTTACCGGATCAACTGGTGGAAATAGAGTTTTAGATATTGCTGATGAAGCAGGATCGGGCTCTTCTCCTGGTGGAACAGCTGATATTTTAAAACCATTCTTAGTTATAGATAAAACAACTAGAGGGGCTACAGACACAATTACATTTAAAGTCACAGGAGCAACAGGGATAGCAATTCCTAAATATGGTAGTATTTTCTGCTATCATGATGGAACGGATATTCGTAGTTCAGGAATGGTAAGTACTCGAAGCGGTGCTGGAGCAGTGGCGGCTCAACCAGATTATACATTACCCGCAGCTGATGGATCAGCAGATCAAATATTATCCACAGATGGGTCAGGAGCATTGAGTTTTGTAACTCCTGCATCAGCAGGAATATCAACAGGAAAAGCTATTGCAATGGCAATGATTTTCGGATAATAATAACAAAAGGAATTAAAATATGGCAAACCCAAATATAGTATCAGTCTCAAGCATCTATGGTGAATGCTGTGGATGGGCATTAACAAATACATTAACCACAACTTTATTTACTGTTTCATCTGAAAAATTAATTAAAGTAAATAGAATTGTATGTTCTAATGTTGATGGATCAAGTGCTGCAGATTTAAATTTATATATAACAACTTCAATTCAAACTTCTCTGGGAGGTACAGTTGCATCAGGAGCTACAGATATTTATCTAGCAAAAACAATTTCAGTTCCTGCAGATGCTTCGTTAGTTGTATCAGACACTCCAATTTATTTAAGAGAAGGGGATATTCTTAAAGGTGGAGCGAGCGCTGCATCTGATTTAGAATTATTCATATCATACGAAGTATTAGACGACGCATAGGAGGTTTAAATTATGGCTGGCAATGGCGGAATAATTGGACCTGTTAATACAATACAATCTCAATGTGCGGTTACTCATACTAAAACAGCCAATGCAACAATTACAACTCAACCACTAACAAGTTCTGTTAATGCATTATTAGTAGCAGGTGGTGGTGGAGCTGGCGCTGCTGGATCAGGTGGTGGTGGTGGAGGTGGTTATCTTTGTACATCAATTTCAGTTTGTGGAAATACAGCTTATCCTTTAGTAATAGGCGGTGGAGGTGCAGGAGCACCAGCAAGTCCTGCAAGAGGAACTGGGGGAGTGGATACAACTTTTGCCGGAGCAACATCCGTTGGTGGTGGAGCTGGCGCTGCAACAGGTGGACCTGTTGGTAATGATGGAGGCCCTGGAGGATCAGGTGGTGGAGCAGCTAGAAACTGTGGAACTGGTGGAACTGCAACAGCATGTCAAGGTAATGCAGGTGGACCAACTAATGCCGCTCCTGGAAAAGGTGGAGCCGGTGGTGGTGGAGCTGGAGCTGTCGGCGGAACTGGTGGAGATGCAGCAGGAGCAGTAGGTGGAGCAGGAAGTTCATCTTCTCCTTTATCATGTTCTACATTAGCAGGTGGTGGCGGCGGTGGATCAGATTGTATAGGTCAACCCGGTGGAGCTGGTGGCCCAGGTGGTGGTGGAGCAGGAAAAGGAAGACCACCAAGTGGAACAAGTACTGGATGTGCAGGAACAGTTAATACTGGCGGTGGTGGTGGAGGTGGCTGTGGAAATGGTGGAGCAGGTGGAGCAGGTGGTTCAGGTTATGCAGTAATTGTAGAACCTGAAATAAAATCTGCACCCGGTGTGTGGTCAATGAACACCGTTTATGATTATGTTAAACAAGGTGTTTGGCCTACTTAATGGAGATATTGACACTATAAAAAAATTATAATATAATAAAATTTTAAGGAGTATACATGGCACATTTTGCAGAATTAGAATCAAAAACAGATCCAACTGGTTTTACATCAGATACCCATTTAGTGGTTAAAAGAGTAATTGTTGTTGGTAATGATGTTGAAACAGCAGCTGGACCTTTAGGAACAAATGATATGCACGTTGATGGAGAAACATGGTGTATAGATTTTTTTAAAGGTGGAACTTGGAAACAAACTTCTTACAATAACAATTTTAGAAAACAATATTGCGGCAAAGGTTATACTTTTGATTCCGCAAAAGACAAATTTTTAACACCTCAACCTTACGCATCTTGGGCATTAGATGGCTCTGATGATTGGCAAGCACCAATTACACATCCAACAATTACAGATGATGGTGCAGATCCAGTTGTGTGGAGCTACATGATTAAATGGAACGAAACAAAATATAACGCTGACAACTCTACGGGTTGGGAAGCTACAAAATCAAACGACGAATCGGAAACACCTACAGTATACAACTGGAATGGCACAGCTTGGGTGTCCGAATAGGAGAC